GTCTAACATTTATAAACCAGAGGGTGTTGACGTAAAAAAAGTCATCAAAATAAACAGCAACATTATACGATAGTTTTTATCAAAATTATGCGTTATTTATGAATACTGCTATTATTTATTTACACATGGATATTCAAAAGACGTACTGGCAAAACAGCGAATCAACAACTACTCTTAATTTTCCTATTACAAAGGTAAACAGAGAGAAGAGAACTGTATCTGGTTTTGCCTCTCTAGATAACATTGATCGTCATGGAGACATTGTAACAAAAGAAGCAAATAAAAAAGCATTTGAAAACTTTCGTAAAAATATTCGTGAAATGCATGGACCAGTAGCCGTAGGTAAGATGGTTGATTTTAAAGAAGATACATTCTTTGACCCAGAAACTCAAAAGAAATATAATGGCATTTATGTAACTGCTTATATTTCAAAAGGTGCTCAAGATGCTTGGGAAAAATGTTTAGATGGAACCTACTCAGGGTTTTCTATTGGTGGCAACATTAATGATGCCAAGATGGAAAAAGCTCAAGACGGATCTGATAAAAGCTACCGTGTAATCCATGACTATGATTTACATGAGCTATCATTAGTAGACTCCCCAGCAAACCAGCTAGCTAACTTTATGTCTATTCAAAAAAATACAGATGGATCTTCTTTTATTAAAGGAATGGCTTCAGAAGTAATTTTAGAGAATGTTTTTTGGTGTAAGCAAGATGAAGTTGCATCAACATCAGAATCTTTGTCAAAAGACTGTGTAGTTTGCGATACACCAATGACAAATATTGGTTGGGTTGAGCAAAAAGATATTGAAAAGTTTGAAGCAATTGAAAAAGTAATTGATTTTTATTTTAAGAAAGATGATGCTCCAACATCCGCTCACGCTGCTGGCGAAACAGCTGCTCCAGGTTTGACAGGTAACGTAATTGATAGCTCTGCTTCAATAAACCTTTACCCTGATCAAAATGAAAAACAAAAAGTCACGTTGTCAGACGGGCTTAAAAAGAGTGATGATATTTCACTCAACGAAGGAGGTAACAAAATGGCAGAAGATATAAATGCAGAAGTTGCAGAAGTTGCAGCAGATGTAGAGACTCCAGCCGAAGAAGTTTCAACTGTTGAGGCTACTATAGAAGATACCAGCATTGAAAAGGCTGCATCAATTTCTGAAGTTGACGATACTCTTGATTTTGAGAAGGCACTCGGCAACCTGAAGACCTTCCTAGGTGAGTCTATTGAAAAGAACTATTCCTTGCAATCAGCTACAATTGCAGATCTCAAGAAAGTTGTTGACGCAACTAATTCTGAGCTTGCAAAAGTGAATTCTTCACATGAGGAACTGAAGAAATCTTATGTAGATTTGCTTGAGAAAAATGAAAAACTAACAAAGACAGTTGAGGACCTTGGTGGCAAGATTGAATATGTTGACCATCAGCTTAAGGGCTTTGAGTCCGCAACTGCAGTACAGAAGTCTGTTGGGTTTGCGGATCCAGCAGGACAAACTAAAGCAAAACAAAGTACATGGAACGGTGCCTTCCTCGGTATAGATTCTATAAAATAAAAGAAATAAGGTGGTGAAATAAAAAATGAGTAATGAACTTCTACAAAAAGTAATTGATACTACGAACCTCGGTTCTTCTGCAGTCAACGCTTCTACTGATTCTTCTACCCTTTCGGGTAACGGTCTCCTATATCCAGATCAAGCTAATCGCTTCTTGGATTACATGTGGGATGCAACAATTTTGGCTAAGACATCCCGTACAATTCGTATGAAGTCTAATACAACCGAGATTGATCGTGTTGCAGTTGGACAACGTATCATGACAGTCGCCCAAGAAGATAATCCTCGTGATTATACAAATTCAACAGGTGCTGGCTTCACAGCTGCAACAGCAGCATTCAATAAGGTTTCTCTTACAACACGCAAGTTGCGTCTTGACTGGGAACTTTCAGCAGAGTCTCTAGAAGACAATATTGAAGGTCCAGATCTTGAGGATCATATTGCACGTCTTATGGCTACCCAGGCAGGTAACGATATTGAAGATGTTTTGATTAACGGTACAGGAACAAGCACTGGCTTAATGTCAGCATTCGCTGGTTTCCGTACATTGGCTATTAATAACGCACACGTTGTTGATGCTAATGGTGCTGGTCTTGACAAAAACGTTTTTAACAACGCAATTAAAACAATGCCTCGTAAGTATAAGCAACGCCGTAACCAGCTCCGATTCTTCACAGGATCAAACTTGGTTCAAGATTACCTGTTCAATTTGACATCAGGTACTAGCACAGCATTCTCTCCTTTTGATATCGCTTCAGGTATCCTTCGTGGAGATGTAGCTGCTAACGACGGTGGTCCAGGTTCTGTAACTCCACTCGCATTTGGTATCCCAGTTATCAACGTTCCGTTGATCAATGAGACCCAGACATTCAGTGGTTCAGCAACAGCAGGAGATGTCCACTTGACATTCCCTCAAAACTTCATTATTGGTATCAAGCGTGATGTAACAGTCTACCGTTTGTTCCAGCCAAAGAAGGACACAATTGAATACACACTATTCATTCGTGTTGGTTGCGTAATTGAGAACTATGATGCTCACGTCATCGTTAAGAACGTTGTTGTTCAGGCTGCAGTTGGAACTGGTGCCCTTGGTGTAACCAATGGTTCTGGTATCACTGGTGGTGCAGGAACAAATACATACTAATTTTTAATTAGTTGCAAGATTAAGGGCGGGATTTAACTCCTGCCCTTAGTCATTTAATGATATAATTAACAATGACGAGAGGAAGTCAAATGTCATTTACAGAGTTAAAACTTAATGAATTAAAAAAGGTAGCAGAATCTTTTGCTGTTGATACAGAAGGTCTGAAGACAAAACAAGAAATTGTTGCTGCTATTCAAGAAGAAGGCGTAACTTATCAAATGTATGATAAGCTAAAGAATGCTGAAAAGCAAGAAATTGAAATTCCAGAATCTGAAAAGATAAAAAGAGAGAGAAAGATTATGTCAAAGACAACAAATCAAGTTCTCGTAAAAATGGAAAGAAATAATCATTCGTATGAAATTCGTGGTTATGCTTTTAGTCAAGAGCATCCATTCATGGCTATGTCAGAATCAGAAGCTCAGAGAATTTTTGATACAGAAGTTGGTTTTCGTATTGCGACTCCAAGAGAAGCACAGGAATACTACGCTTAAAAAATAAAATAGGGGGTGTTGTAAATGCAGACAATCAACACAAATAGTCAAGAAAAAATTAGTATAGAAGTATATAGTGATGGGGTTTTATCTCAAGCAGATTCTTCCCCAACACTTTCAATATATGATGCAGATAACGACACCCTACCTATAGCGGGTTTTTCAAGCCTAACATCTTATGATGAGTCTCCAACAGGAGTATATTCTTTTCTGTTGACTCCAGCAATTACAAATATCAATCGTGTTCTAGAAGCAAGATGGCATTACTTTACTAATAGTGTTCCAGTAACTCAAGTGGATTACTATCAAGTTGAAACTCCTTATTCAACAGTTTCAGAGACTTCAGACTTTTTACAGTTTGGTTCAGTTCCATCAGACCTTAATTATATTGATGAGAAAAGTATTGTAAGTGCAGAAAAAGTTGCCAGAACAATTATAGAAGGTTATACAGGTATAAAATTTTATACATATTATGGAAGCCAAGAAGTCTATGGAATTGGTGCAAGTACAATTCAGCTAACAGAAAAAATGTTAAATGTTGATAAAATTTATGAAAATCAAATATTGGTTTATGACGCTACACAGACTCCTGTGTACGATACTTTTGGATTTGGTACAGAGTTAAGTCCTTCTGGCTACCAGCTCCGCATATGGTATCCTGGCTGGCCTGATGGGTGGAATAATCAGATGGATCCAGTCATTTATGATTATGGTCGTTTTAGAGATCAATACCTATATAAATTTACAGGACAAATTGGATTTAAGTATGTTCCAGAAGATATTAAACTTGCATCTATGCTTTTAATTAATGATATTCTTTCAAATGATTATAACTGGAGGAATAAGTATTTATCTCAGGTAAACCTCAGCGAGATATCATTTAAGATGGCTGGCGGGGCATTTAACGGTACAGGCAATATTACAGTAGACAATATTCTTGATCAATATCGTAAAACAAATATCGTGATAATCTAATGTTTAATAAAAATATGAGAAACTCATTTATGGGTTCAGTTATGAATATGAGTGCAGATGTTTATATCCAGCAAAATATTCAAGATGCAAATACGGGTGCAATAAAACGGGCTTGGGTCTATTCAAAAACTATTCAGTGTAAAATTGAACCTGTAAAAATGAAGGGTGCATCTACTAGAACAGATAATAAATCTTTTGCTAAGGGTTCAGATATGACCTATGATGAAAAATTTCAATTAAAGCTGTATTGCTTTGAACTACTTAGTAAGCGTTGGCGTATTGAAAATATAAGGTCAAGTGATGGAAAGCAAATCTTTGTTGAAATTGATAGAATATCTAGTCCAGATACTAAGTTTGAGATAACATCTTCCCACGCCCTTCTTGACCCATTTGGAAAAATTGCTTATTATGAAGCAGTTCTTCTGAGAACCGAGTTACAAGATGACCATCAATCTTGAGATTGATTCAAAAGAACTAATCGGTCAACTTGATGAGTTTATATCAAGTTTAGATGAATTACAAAGTCCCACTGTTTTATCTCAAATTGCTAAAGCTACTTTTGCTATAACAGGTGAAAGGTTTATGATCGCTGTAGATAACTATGCAAGACTAAATCCTAAAAAAATGCACCATGTTTATGAATGGGGCAAAGTGGGCGTACCTAGTGCAAGGTTATTTGTTTTAGAAAGAAGTAAAATTCTTTATGGTGATTTAGTAATTTCAGGAGTTTTCTTACCATCAAGAATGCCAGTTCCTATTAACCCAGAATTATTATTTTCAGGAAAAACTGGTAAATCTGTTTCAAGAAGAAGTGTCTTTAGAAATAAAGCAACAGTAATGGAAAACGGAACTCCAGTTTCTTTTCAAGCAAAAAGAGTTTTAGCCTTTATGGGCGGGAGCGGGATAGCATTCATTGCACCAGGAACTCAAGTTAATATCCTTCATCCTGGAGGAACAGGAACTAAAAATTCTTTTGCTTCATTTATGCTTGAGTGGTATGCTAAAAGTGGAAATGTAATTATGGAAGAGTCTGGGTTCTATGATAGACTTATCAATGATGTTTCTATAGTTTTAAATTCAAATAAACCTAGTGTTGCAGCAGTTAGAGCAGCAGTAACTAAAATTGCAGATGAAGTAGATTTGGGGGCGGTTCTTAAATGACAGTAGATTATTCAAAAGTAGCAGCATATGATGTAAGAAATGCTATATGGTTGGAATTACAGAGTTATGGTCTTCTTGATCCAAAAAACTATATGGCTGAGGGATTCAATGAACCTCTTATCCCTATTATTCCTTCCCAGCAGGTACCAGAATTTAATAACTTACTTCCAGGAAAAACATACATAACCTATGATATTGTTCAAAAGTCATATGGAGTTCAATGGTGGATCTCTGATGAAACTATGGTGATGCAAATAGTTTCAAGAAGTAATACTGAGATTTTGACTATTATTAACTTTTTAACAGACCTTTTTAGAAGGTATGAAAAATCAGCTTTAGATCTGAATATGCAAAGGACTGATGGAAGCCCGTTTAGGTTCTTATATGCAAAAGTAGAGTCTGCTAACCCAATTCAGCCATTTACAGATGAAGGCGGGTTTATGAGTGGAGACTTCTCAGCTAATTATACATATACTAGAGATGTTGATCAGGAAGCGTCTAACTCAGGCAGATATATCTAAAGTTTGAATTATACCACTTTAATGTTATGATTTTCTATGAGGAAGCAAGTTTTAACTTTTTTTGTTTTAACTTTAAAATAAAATAAGGTGGTGAAATAAAAAAAATGGCTACAAATACAAAAAACGTAATTGTTGGTGCAGCATCTATCTTTATTAGCGTTGGTAATAACACTAATTCATATGGTCGCCCTTCAACAAAATCAACAGATCTTAATAATCTTTTTGGAGCAGGTCTCCCAGCACGTCAGAGTCTTCTTGCATCGCAAGGTCAGACAACTGGTAACTTTGCATCTATGCAAGGTGGATACCGTGAAGTTGGATACACAAACACAGGACTTGAAGTTTCTTACGAGCCAACATATGGTGAAGTAATGGTTGATCAACTTTTGGACGCAGCTCGTCTATTCAAGCAAACACTTAAAGTTACGCTCAAGACAGAGCTTACAGAAGCAACTCTTGAAAATCTCCAGTTCTCATGGGGACAAATGGATTCCTACTATGTTGCAACAAATGCAAGTACAGTTACGGCTGTTCCAGCATTGATCAACAATGACTCTACAATTAGCTCAACAGATACTCCAGCAGCAACATTAAACATTGCAGCAGGTGCCCTTGGTGATGCTCCAGTAGAGCGTACACTCATTGCAGTTGGACAAGCTCCAC